AAAAAAAAAAAAAAAAAAAAAAAAAAAAAAAAAAAAAAATAAAATAATCGTAACTATAAAAAAATAAAATAATCGTAGCAAGCGGATTTTTATTTTTTTATAGTTACGATTATTTTATTTTTACATTTATTTTTACATTTATAGAGATTTTTACATAAAACGGTTGAAATACTGCATTAATTATAGGGAACGGTTGAAATCCTGCATTATTTTGAAATTCTCTAAATAAAAAAAATAAAATTAATTAAGTAGCAAATATTTTAGTTTAATTAAGCCTCCATTTATGGCGGTTTATAAAATTAAAATAGGAGATGAAATTATGCTTATAATCTCATATCAACAACGAAGCGGTGCTATTAATACAATTAGCACAAAAAATAAAAATAAAAAAGGTGAGATACTTAATTTATTAAGTAGATTAAACTACAAAATTATAGAAATAGAGGAGAAATAACATGTTTGAAGAAATAAGAGAATTAATGGAAAGCGGGAACTGGAGTATTGCAATAGCAAAATTTAAAGAAATTAATCCGACGCCACGGGAATTTCAAGATTATCTAGATAGTTTAGATTATCTAGAAACTGAGACTCTAAAAGATTTTGCACTGCTTGGTTTTTATGCAAGAGAATACACAGGAGGGAATTAAAATGATATTAGATTATACAGATTATGAAATAACAATATGGGACGCAATGGATGAATTTGAAATAATTCATAACTTTATATTTGAATCAGGAGAAACATTATGAAAATCAGACAAATAGCGAATAATCAATTTACAGTTAATACAGAGAAAGGTGTATATTTTCAAAGTTACGACAGTATAGTATGTTTTAAACCTTATGATGGAGGTAAAATACTTTTAAGTACACACTGGAGCTACAGCCGAACTACTATGAAATATTTAGGGCAATTTTTAAATGATGCCAAGAAACCTGATATTTTAAAATTGATTAAAAGCGGTAAAGCTGAGGTTATAGAAACTGACAGCTTGCCAATAAAATAAACACTTAAAGGGCTTTTAGGAGTCCTTTATAGTGCTTATTTATAAGTACAAAAAATTATAAGGAGTCATTAATGGCTGGATTAACATTAGATTTAAGCGGAGTGGTAAATTCTGCAATAGATGAGAAGATGAAAAGCTTTGATATTGAGGGTCAAATTAAAGAATTATTAGGTGATGTTGCGAAATCTGCATCTAAAATTCTTGAAGTTAAATTAAAAGGCGATGAAAAAGGCACTAAACTGCCTTTGGTTCATAAACAATTTGAACAATTACTCAAAGTCGCTCAACTAAAAGGTGTAAATATACTTTTAACGGGTGGAGCTGGACTTAGTAAAAGTACAGCGGTTGAGCAAGTTGCGGCTGCTTTTAAACTTGAACTGGCGTCAATATCCTTTAGTAATCAGACGACAAAAACTGACTTATTAGGTTTTATAGATGCTAACGGTGTTTATAGAATGAGCAGCTTTGTAGATGCTTTCAAAAATGGCAAAATATTTTTAGCCGATGAAATGGACGCGTGTTCCTCAAATGTACTGGTACTATTAAACAGTGCAATAGCAAATGGGCGATTAGAATTACCAAATAATGAAGTAGTATTTGCCCACGATAACTTTAGATTTATTGCAACAGCAAATACAAACTTAAGAGGTGGTAAAAATGGTTTTACTGCAAGAAATAAACTAGATGCGGCAACTATTGATAGATTTGTAGTTATAGACTGGAAATTAGATGAAGATTTGGAACAAAAGCTCACTAATAATGATGCTTGGCTAAAAATAGTAAGAAAGTGTAGAGTAGTTGCGGAAGATAGTTTAGATGGTGTTGTTATAACGCCCAGAAGTAGCTATGACGGTGCAAAACTACTTAAGATGGGTATTGATATAGACTTTGTAATTAAGAGTACTATAATTAAAGCTATAGGTATTGATGAAGAAAAAATACTCTTAAAAGCAATTACAGCTAATATGAAAAAAGAAGCTACTAAAAATACTAAAGTGGATGAAGTAACACCTAAAATTTCAGAAGATGATGAAATAGATGAAATTTCAGAAGATGATGTAGATGATTTTAGCTGGTAAGGAGATATTATGGAGATGATAGATAAACCTGAATTACATGAAGATTTTAAAATCTTAATGAAAAAACCTGAGTGGTTTAAAGATAAAAACCCTAAACAAATGCTTTATTTGCGTTCGAGGTCTTTAGACTCTTGGAGCAATTATATGCTTACAAACAAAAATACCAAGAAATCTAGTATGAGTAACGATTATGAAAAATGGTCTGGGTGTACTACTTGGAAAGATTATCTTAAAATACTTGAAAATGGTGATGAAGATATAGTAAAAAAAGTTAAAGTAGCTACTCAAAAGGCTACTAAAGAACTTGAAAAAGAACATGAGAAGATAATTGTGGGTTATAAATTTGATGTGACAGGTGAACAATTTGATATCGGTCTTGTTTTGAGTGGTGTTCCTGAAGTATGGTTAGAACCTGAGGAAATAGATAAAGAGATACCTAAAGTTACTATTAGACTTAATTTAACATACTCAGCAGCTACAAAAACAGATTCTGTGGTTGAAAACGCTAGTAAAATATTAGCGATAACTAAAGTGCTTGATGAAATGGGTATATTAGTTAGATTAGAGGGCTATAACATGGCGTATTACTATGATGCCATACACCGTAGGAGAGTTATTATTATAGAGAACACTATAAAGAATTTTGACGAGCCTTTAAACTTTGCAAAAATAAGTGCTTTCATAAGCCCAGCTCAATTTAGACGAGGTTGTTTTTATTTACTTGAAACTTGTGCGGAAAAATTAGAAGGAGGTTACGGTAAAGCTTTTGAACATAAAGGCATATTAAATATTTCAAATAAATTAGAAATTAAAGACTTTGAAAAAAGTCTCTTTAAAGGATTTGAAAATGGATAGATTTGAAAAAGGTAAAGTTTACTTTGTAAAAACAGATAACGGTTTTTACTTAGTACAACAAAAAAGTTATAGAGGATGGGTCGCAATCAACTTTACTCATCCTAACATAGATTTTAATAAGTTAGTGATAGAGAAGAATGGTAAAGATTTATTCAAATATTTTCAAACATTTGATAATGTTGAATATAAATCTTATAGTATAAATAACATTCCAGAGTATAGACGTGAAATGTTTACAATACTTAAAATAGGAGAATTTTGATGATACAAATATGGAAAGATAAAAAAGGTACTTTGGTACTAACATACACAAAAGGTTTCCACCATACCCTTTATATGCACGATTTAGGGTATATAAAGGCTGGTGAGCTGCAATGCTCATGGGATAAAGTTAATATAAAAGCTGAATGTATTAAAAATACAGCTCAGCTTGAAAAATGGTTATTAAAAAATGAGAGTAAAATAAGAAAGGGTTTGAGATGGTTAAAGCTTATTTAGTTAGTAATACTTGTGATGTGTTTACAACTATTGATAAAGTAACAATACATAATTGGAGAGATTATTCAAAATTACTTGATTGTGATTTATTTGATGTTGTAAGAGTTGAGTGGGGTGGTAAAGACATCTCACTCTATATAGATGATGAGGGTATGTTAAAAGAAAATTATGGGAGACGTGTTGAGGGTTATCCAGAGCCTTTATTTGGCAATATCATTGTAACAGGTGGTGTAGATAGTGAAGGGAACACATTAAGTATTCCTGATGATATTATAGTGTCTGAACATATTGGACAAATTGAATATAAAATAAAAGGTTAAAAGATGAAATTAAAAGAGATAAAAGAAGCAGTAGGGAATGCAAAATGCAGTACACGAAAACCTGATAAAGTTCTAGTCAAACTTGATGATTTAGATTTAATGATTGATTACATAGAGTCATTAGAATACTTCACAACAAAGATAAATAAAGAAAAAGATGACCTTACATCAAAGGTTATCCAGCTAGAAAAAGATTTAAACTTAGCACTAACCAACCATTGTGTTGAGTTAGATACCTACATTTAAAGGCTGTAAAATGACTAAAACATATCAAGGTAATGAAGAATATAGTGTGTATTTCTTCTCAACAGGTAGAGCAATTACATTAAAAGAGAGTGAAATTGAAGCAATTAATGAAGAGCAAATAGATGAGATAAGGAGATTAGAAGACGAAATTGATAAGTTTCAAAATGAAATTTCAGATTTAAAAAACGAAATTTTAGATTTAACTAAACAAATTATTGAAAAAGAAAATGTTGAAATCCTGCATTCTTAAAATAAACTTATGCAGGATTTCAACATTCTTAACTGAACCTTAAATAAAGCGTGGTCAAAATTGGTGAAGTCAATTTTTTGGCGTCACTTTTGACCACGCCTTAAACCTCGTGTGGCAGGGGGTTGCAGCGATTGAGAAGTCAATGTAGTCAGAAAATTTACACTGAGACCCTATATACATATTTTATTTTTTTTAATAATAAAAAAAATAAAATATATATCACATATAGGGTATATATTAGTGACTACATTGACTACAAGTGCTGTTTACCCCTATTTTAGGGAGTTTTAGCGTATGCAAAAGTGTAGTCAAATGCGTAGTCACTAATTTAATCGTGACTACACAGCTAAAACTTGACATAACAAGAACCCTTTGCTACAATACCGCATACAAAATTCAACAAGCCGTCCAAACAGCTACAAGACAACTTCGGTTGGCTTGTTGAGTCTTGTAATTACAAGAAGCTGTTTGGACGGCAACTTCTTGAAGACTTTTATATTTTAGTCCCAAAGGAGTTATACATGAACGAAAAGTTAAAAGACGCTTATGAACAATATCGTTCATTAGGGTTTATACTTCAGCAATCTGCTAAGAACCAAAAACACGCACACCGAAAAGGTTCGTATCAAGACAGAGACAATGAACCTTACACACCATCTGCTACAGGTTACGTAGCAATTATTCCTAAGAACATCATTATCGTCGATAATGACAGTTACAAAGATGATAGTGCCTCATTCTCAAAACTTTGCAACGATTTAGGTTATATTCCTGAAGCTTTTGCAATTACACCGAGTGGTGGCGAGCATTACGCTTTTGAAAATAAAAAACCTGATTTTGTAATCGGTAAAACAATCGACAAGTACCCTGCTCTTGATATCTATGCAGGTTATCAATCAGTTATTCCGATAGTTGGAACAACAGTTCTCAATAAGCAAGGGAAATTAGCTTCTTACGAATGGGCTAGTTTTGATGACACACTTGTCGTGAACGAGTGGGATGATAACTTCACAGAGTTATTTAACATGCGAGAAAGAAGTGAGCGCAATCAAACCGCTGAGTATGATGACCTTGACATAGCTCTCAAAGCTGAGGATATGCCACTTGAAGAAGTTGAGCAGTTAATCTCCGAATTACCTGAGAATTTAGACTATGACACTTGGCTTGAAATCGGTATGGCAATTTATGACCGTTTTGGAGGCAGTGAGGAGGGGTACAAATACTTCAACAAATTCAGTGCAAAATCATCTACAAAATATGATGAAAATCTCACCTTCATAAAATGGCATGAGGGGCATTTAATACCCAACTCGATAACTTATAAGCGGTTACGCCTTTTCGTGGCTTCTACCCACCTTAAAATGATTGAGAACAGCATATCTGATATGAAATCAGATGACAATCTGCAAGAAATCATTGAAAAAGTCAAAAATACACCTAAATTCAACACAGTTGAACTACCAGATAATAAGGTCAGAGAAAAGCTTGCTAACCAACTAAATTCAAAGTTAAAAAAGCTTAAAAAAGATAACCCAGAAATTAAGATTATTCAAGCAAGAACTTTGGTTAAAGAGTTGAGTCCTGAAAAAGATGTTGCAGATATCACAGACAATTCTAGTTTTGACTTGTATCGCTTAGATAACAAATATTTACTGAGAGTGGGTAATACTGTAATTGAAAATATAACTGCTGGTATGTTAAGTGAAACTATGAATAGTCAAGGTATCAAAATCAGTAAAGATGAGCTAAGCACTCTAAAATATTCAACACCGACCATAGGTAATTATACACAAGTAGCAGACTATTTACTGCCGCAAGAGTCAAAATTTACATTAGAGCAAACAACGCAATATACACCTCCCAAACTTGTTTTAAGGACAAACCCTATTTATGGTCTTGATTTAGGTGAGATAGATGAAGAAGTGTATTATGATTTTAACCATAATGTATGGGGTGGTAAATTAGAGGATATGATACGATTAATAGCTCTCACAATTAAATTTAAAGAGAGTAAATTAAATCGTTTGATGGTCATTGCTCCATCAAATTCAGGTAAATCTGAAATATTTACAATGCTCGATTTTCAAAAAGTTACAATGCCTAGATTATTAGCGGGTATGAGAGGTGATAAAGGTGTCGGAGAGCCTGTAATACGGGGTATTCGTAAAACAGGGTTATTGCTTATAGACGAAGCAAATAAAGCACTCCCTGCTGAAATTAAAGATATGGATAAAGAGTTACATATTGACCAGTTTGGTAGTAATGGTACACAAATATTACCTTTACACTTTACAGCATTAACTTCTACCCATAAGGAAGCTACCCGTAATAATTCAGATGAGATTTACAATCGCTTTTTGCAAGTAGAATTACTTGCAAGTGAGATGAAGTATCAAATTATACAGAGTCCTTTGTTTTTAAAGAATGGAGAACATTACAGCTCGAACATCAAAAAAGCTATATTCCGATTATTCAAAGAAACAATAGACAGTGATGCAGATATTAATGAGTTAAGAGCCTTACAAGCTGAGTATAGAGTGCCACTTAACACAGACCTTAATGATTTATTACTAGAAATATCTTATGATTATATAAATCACATTAAGATTAATTCTAAACCTTTTGGTGACATTGTAGAAAGAGCAGGTGAATATTTCATTAAGCGTAAAAAAGACGCTAAGGATTATTTTGATGATAGATTAAGTGAGATAAAAGAACTTGATGTACCGAAGTATAGCGAACTCTTACTTAACCACTTTATACCTAGTGAAAACAGGAACTCTATTCGCATTGATGGTAAACCAATAAGGTATTACAAACTAGAGTTGTTACCTTATACAGATGATGAGGAAGAAAAACTAATATCTGAATTTGATAATTTAGAGTTAGATGAATTTTAGTATAACTTAAGAAGACTTAAGTTATACTACACAAAAACAAAAGGAAAATAAAATGAAAATTACAATCGACACAACAGAGACATTAAGTCAAAAAGACAGAGAGATTTTAAACTTACTGTTAAATGAAACACCAAAAGTAGAGAAAAAAGCAGCTGAGATTAAAGCTAAAGCACCTGCACGACCTAAAACAGAGAAAAAGGTAGAAACACCAACTCCAGCACCTGAAAAAGCTTCAGCGGTAACTATAGACGATTTAAAAAATGAAGCTAAAGAAGCAACTAAACGTACTGATAGATTGACAGTTAAAAAAGCTATTGGTAAATATGCAGATAAACTTGTTGATGTGAAAGTTGATGACTATGAAGCATTGCTTGTAGATTTGAAAGGATTATAAGATGAGAGATTTAAACAAAGAGTTTAAAACAGTTAGTAAAAAAGTGTATAAATTAAAAGTAGAGTTGTTTGATAAACTGGATGATAATGAGAAAATTAAAAACATTAAAAAAGTTCAGAATGAGTTTCAATTACTTAGCGGTTTATCTGATTTGTTAGATGTAATTGAAACTGGAGGAGTTGAATAAATGCAGCATGCTAGATTGAGCCCTAGCGGCTCGGTTAGATGGTTACAGTGTACTAAGTCAGTTGAAATGGAGAGTGCTTACGGTAATGACACAAACTCCGCAGCTGAATGGGGTACAAACGTTCACCACATAGGAGAGTTGCTACTTAAAGGTGAGAATATAGTCATCGGAGATACGCTGCAAGAACGAGGTGGTGAGTCATTTATCGTAGATGATGAGATGTTAACTTGCGCATTAGATTATGCCAACTATGTTAGAGGTTTTATAGATGATAAAAGTACAGTTTTAATAGAGGAAACTTTTGATTTATCTTTTATAGCTCCTGATACATTTGGGACATCTGATGCAACTGTAGTGAATGATACAACACTACATGTAATGGATTTAAAGACAGGTAGAAATCTCGTATATGCTGAAAACAATACACAGCTAATGCTGTATGCTCTAGGTGCGTTACATAAAGTTGAGAGTGAGCATTATATTGATGAAGTAGTTTTACATATCGTTCAAAGTAGAGTTGGTCATGTTGATACATGGGTTACTGATGTGGATGCCTTATTAGAGTTTGAAAAGTTTGCTAAAGAACAAGCTAATAGTATCATTAGTGGTAATACAAGTTACAAACCTACTGCTAAAGGGTGTATGTGGTGTAAACATAAGGCACACTGTGATACACTTAGAACTTATACTGAGAATATCATCAAAGGTGATATTGATAACTTGGAAGATTTAGATGCTAATGTTGCAAATAACACGCATATTAAACAAATACTTGATAATAAAGATTTAATAATTGGATTTATCAACGCTGTTGAGGAAGTCGCTCTAGAGAAGTTGCAACAAGGCGAAGATATTGATGGTTATAAAGTTGTTGAAAGTAGAACTAATCGCAGATGGGATAAGGAGAACGAAGATAAAATTGAAAAATATCTCGTTAGAAAACTTAAAACTTCTGGAGCATATAAGCAAACGCTAATCAGTCCAACACAAGCGATTAAAAAACTTGATGAGACAGGTAAAAAATATGTTGAGAAACTTATTGTTAAACCAAAAGGTAAACCGACTATTGTTCCGATTACTGATAAAAGACAATCAGTTTCAATAGCTGATGGTTTTGATAAGTGTTAAAGTACATATAACCAACACAATAAAGTGTTGGTTAAGACTTTATTAGATATACTTAACAAGTTTAAAACAATCAGGAGAACAATATGACAGTAAATATTACAAAAGAGACATTTAAGAAGCTAGCTAGAGTAGCAGATAGAATGGATTTACCTAAAGCACAGGTAGTTAATCAACTACTAAATAAATGGCTAGAGGAGAATAAATAATGGAAAAATTAATAGTGAACGGGGTTCTTTGTATTTCAAGTCTTGAAATAGCAAAACTCACTGGAAAACGACACGACCATGTAATGAGAGACATAAACACAATGCTAGAGGAGTTAGGAATAGATGCCCCCAAATTTGGGGGCATCTATTTAGATACATATAAAAGAGAAAAGCCAATGTTTTCATTACCTGAAAGAGAAGCTATGGTTCTAGCTAGTGGTTATGATGTCAAGCTCCGTGCAAAACTTGTTGATTATTTCTTAGAAGGTCATCAACAACCACTCAATACTCGTAACACAATTTTAAATGCTGTTGTTGCAAATCAGATAGCACTTGACAAGTTAGAAGATGAGACAAAAGCTAAACTTGCATTAATAGAAGATAAACAAGAGACTTTTCAAGAAGCAACAGTTGTTGCTTTTGAGCAAGTTGTCGGTACAGTTGCTTTGATAGAAGATAAAGTGGATGAAACAATTTCAACTCTTACTGATGAGTTGAAAGAAATGATTGGTAATGGTCAAGGAACTATGGTTGTAAAACAATTCATTAGTATTATGAATTTAGATTTAACATCAAAAGAGTTTAATGAATTGCTACATAATAATGGGGTTTTTGATAACACACTGCTTTTAAAAGATAAACATATCCCCAATAAACCATATAAACATTTGTTCAAGCACATTACTCAGTATAATGGTAAAACACCATATAAGCTGACTGTTGTCGTAACTGGACATGCGTTAGAATTATACAGACTGGTTAAAGTGTTACTTAAGGAAACTTAGGTTATACTTTGACTTACGAATAATTACTCCCTGATAGTGTTCAAAGTAAAAGATAAAATTAAAAGGATAAAAAATGAGTAATAAAATTAAAATTAGAAATGCAAGATTAAGTTTTCCAAGTGTGTTTAAAAAAGCTGTTTTTGATGGTAAAGAAGGTAAATATGAAGCAACGCTTTTAATCTCAAAATCAGATACAAAAACATATGACGCTATCATGGCTGCAATTGAAGCAGAGAAAAAAGCAAATAAAGCTAAAGTAAGTGCAGATAAATTGTTCATTAAAGATGGTGATGATTTTGATTATGAAGGTTATGCTGGTCACTGGGCTATTAAAGCAGGTAACAACAAACGACCTACAGTTATAAATCGTGACAAAACACCGCTTGTTGAAGAAGATGATGTAATTTATGCAGGGTGTTATGTTAATGCAATTATTGATACTTGGTTTCAAAACAATCAGTTTGGTAAAAGAGTAAATGCTAACTTGCTTGGCATACAGTTTGTTAAAGATGGTGAGTCATTCTCAGATGGCGGTAAAGTGGCAAGTGAAGATGATTTTGATGATATTGAAGACGACGAAGAGTATTAATATCATTCTTTCCTCGAATAGATAACGAGGTTGGTTTACCATACCCAACATGATAAGTAAATCCCGTAAAACAACACGGTTGGGTACCTCCTTAGAAATGATACGTGTGTTCTTACTGCTCTCTTAAGCGAGGGCAGTATAGAGTATATGACTCTAAAACTATCATAAGTGATATAAACACTTTAAAAAAGGAAAAATATGAAAACACTGTTTTTCGATACTGAAACTGAAGGTCTTTATGGTACTAATCGTTTAGTGCAATTAAAATGGGAACATTCAGGTGAAGTTATGATATTCGATAGAGATGTAGAAGCTGCTAAATTAGCGCTTAAAGAGGCTGACATTATAGTAGTTCATAACGCTTTTTATGATTTTAACTGCCCTGAATTTGAGCAATTTGAGTTTAAAGCCACTATTTTTGATACTTTATTAGCTTGTAAGTATGATAAACCTTGTGCTAAGAAGTTTGATTTAAAATCTTGTTTACAAAGGTATAATATAGGTACAAAAGGCGAGGAGGGCGCTTCAGATTGGAGTGGAGAACTTACCGCTGAGCAGATAAACTATGCTGAACAAGACGTTATTCTATTAGAAAAACTTTATCGTAAAGTTATTCACATAGCTAAGAACCCTGCGTTTAAGTTAGATATGCATAACTATAAGTTCGCAGTGAACTATTCCCATAACGGGTTTCCTGTATTACATGATAGGAGGTTTATGTTCATATCTAAATATAAAAAAGAATATAAAGAAACTGCAATTAAACTTCCTAAAGGTCTAAATATAAATTCCCCTAAACAAGTCACTGAATTTTTAGGTGTATCTAAATCAGATAAAGAAACATTAACAGAGTTAGATACAGAAGATGCAAGAGTAATATTGAAATTAAGAGGGTTAAGCAAAAAGATATCTACCCTAGAGAAGAAGTTTAATTTCGATAGGGTTAAGTCCTTATTTAAACCTGCAAATGCAAAAAGTGGTAGATGGACAGCATCTAAAAGAGGAAATAAGACAGGGCAATATCAGAATTTACAACAAATTGATAGAGATTTAAAGACTGTGTTCGGGTTTGAAAGTTCAAATGATAGTTATATAGTTGATGCTGATTACTCCTCTTTAGAGATGTTCACAGCTAGTGCTGTGTTTAATTCATCCACTATGATGCAACTACTGCTAGAGGGTAGAGATTTACACACTTATACAGCTAGTCAAACATTGAATAAACCTGAAAACTCTATAACCAAATCAGAGAGGCAGATGGCTAAAGGGCTTAATTTCGGTACTATATATGGTGCAGGGGTAGATGTTGTATCTATCTTTATTCAAACTTACACAGGCAAGAAAATGCCTAGAGAGCAAGTAGAGAAAGCCAGAAAAGCTTGGTTAGATACGTATTATGATATTAAAGAGTATCATAATAAAATAGGGCGAAAATTTTCAGGTAAGCGTACTTTACTTGTTTATACGCCTTTAGGTCGTCCAGTGTGCGCAGAAAGTTATACTGAGGCAATAAACACTCCTGCCCAAGGGTTCGGTGCTGAAGTAACAAAAGTAGCTATGTTTTTGTTACATAAAAGACTGCCTGATGTTAAAGTTATAAATACTGTTCATGATAGTATAACTTTAGAGGTAGAAGGGTTTGAAACGGCTAAAGAGGCAGCGTGCATACTTAAACAGTGTATGGATGAGAGTTGGATTAAGTGTAAAAAGTTTATTAGATATACTAATCCAATATTAGAAAAGTTAGAAATGGATAACGTAGCGACAGTACATAAAATATATGAGGGTAAAGAGTTATGGAGTACAGAATTTTAATCTATATAGAACTCGAAAAGGAAAAATAATGGATTTTACAAGGGAGGATTTAATAAAATATTGTGGCAAGCAACGGGGTTCATCTACATTTATAGCTTTACGTAGAGCTAATCTAGGCTACTGGAAAATGGTTACAAGAGGTAAGTATGATAAACGATTTGGAAAACATACAAATACCTCATCTACAGTGCATTTTGTACCTGATGAGGTTATATCATTCTTTACATCTCGTATAAAGAAAGCTAAGAAAAATGCTTATATGTCTCCTAATCCTATGTGGATTACGAACTGGGAAGCAATGATTAAATTAGCAAAACATTTTAAGGATATAAAATGAGATTCACTATGTCAGACATTAAAGAGGTTGCTAACAAAGAGGTAGCATGTAAGTTAACAGCTACATTAGCTAATAAAGTTAATTATATTGTTAAACCAAGGAAAGGGGATTTTAACCAAACTCGTTGGTATGATTTAGATGAAGCGATAGCTTATTTTAGTAGAACTTTAGAAGGGAATAACAGCAGATATAATCGAATTAGACAACAGTATTTGCAAATACTTTTTAAAGTAAGAGAAAATTTAGATTATGTAAAAGGAGAATAAATGACAACTACTGATTTAATAAGCAGAGAATGTCCTAACTGCGAAACATTAGTTAGCGAAGAATGGTCATATTGTCCTTATTGTGGCTATATGTTATTTTGGTAAAAGGAGAAACAATGACATTTGAACAAATAAAAAACATAAAGAAGTAATTAAATGGTTTTGTGATAATCCAGACAAAGGTGTATGGAGAAAAGATTTTCATACCGGTACTTGGCTTTTTTGCAGACAACCAGAATTTAACTATAAAGATACATATGTACAAAATGATGAATATAATGAATATCGAAGAGCATTAGCAGATGGTAAAATAATTCAATTTTATTATAAAATACATAATGTAGAACCTAAAATAGAAGGTGAATGGAGAGATTGGAATTCTTATGGGCAATGTTTTGAAGATGCTATTAAATACAGAATAAAACCAGAAGGACCAGAGTTTAAAGTTGGTGATTGGGTTAAAATTAATACATCTAGTCAAATAATTAAATTAAATGAAAATTCATTTTGTGGTTCTAATATTATATATGACAAAATTTTAAATGATTATTTTTCATATGAAGATATTGAGTTATGGGAACCTAAAAAAGATGAATGGTGTGTATTTTGGAATAATGATGATAATGAGTATGTAATAAGAAAAGCAAGAAATTCTCATTCAAACCAAGACGAATATTGTGTTGAATGGGATAATGTTGCACCATTAGAATTTATACAAACATTAAAGGATAAATAGCATTAAAGGATAAATAGAATGAAAAAATATACAGTAGAATTAACAAAAAAACAATTACAGCAATTAGGAATTGAAGTAGAGCCTGAGTTTACATATCCATTAGTTAAGCGATGGAAAGATTCAGGAGAAATTGTAAAATTTACTTCTATATCAGAAGGTATTACACTATGGAAAGGTAATAATGGATATAAAGAAGTAGGAGATATTTCTAATCTTATTATAAATCATACCAGCGATAAATGGGAAGATGTAGCTTATGATTCTGAAAGAGATTTGTGGGATGGGCAGCCTGTAGAATGCTGGAGTAATGGAGATACTCACAGAAGATATATCGGATTTTATAATGCTAAAAATAAATCTGTTTATGATTATAAAGGTAAAAGAACAAAGTGGACTTTTGATAACTATGAAGCACTCTCGCCAGATAGATACGATGAGTGGATATTAGAAGCGTATAAAACATTGGAGTAATAAAGATGGCTATGAAGATATCAGATAAAATTGCTATGTACTTTGAACTAGGTTTTGTTATAAGTGATGTAGAACAAAGAAAGCATAACAGTATTTTAAAACGAGTGCTCACAAGACGTAAAAAGTATATAAAATATCATGCAAAAAGAATCTCAAAACGATTAAAGGAGGAGTAAATGATTAATTTAGAGTTAGTAGGACAAATACTTGCAAACATTGAAGCAGAGGTAATATCAGCACTTCAAGATGCAGCGAACACACAAAGCCCTCAGGAACTAATATTGAAACCTGAGTTGCTTGATTTAATTAGTAAATATAAAATTGAAAAGGAGACAATGTAATGTTTAAAAAAGTAACAGAAGATGCGATACTACCAACAAAAGGTACCAAATACTCTGCGTGTGTGGATGTTTATGCAAATGAGGATGTAACTATCGGAGCAGGAGAAACTAAACTTGTAGGGCTTGGTATTGCGATTAATTTTAATAAAACACTAAAATTAATAATTGTTGGTGATATTTGTAAAAAGTATAATGATAGATATTTAAACTTTGAACAAGCATTTGATATTTTTTTATCATCTCACTACCTTCAACTAATGTTAAGAAGTTCATTAGCGGTTAAAGGACTGATGCTTGGTAATGGTGTCGGAGTGATTGACCTTGATTACAAAGATGAAATTAAGATGATTATTCATAATCCTGTCGGCAAGAAAGTTATTTATGTATCCATGGATGGGTGGGGAAATGAGTATGAAAGAGAAGGAAATGAAAGACAGCCATATAAAATCAAAAAAGGTAATAAAATAGGTCAATTAATTCTACTAGAACACAAGTCAAGCCTCTTTGGAATTGAAAGTGAGGAAGAGCGTAATGGTGGTTTTGGGAGTACGGGTAAATGATTGAACCATTGATTTTAGTAGGGGTTTGGAGTAATTTTATATTGCAACTTATCTGGTATTTAGAAAGTAAAGATAAACATTAAAGGAAATAAAATGCTTGTAAAATCGATGCTCCATCAATATCAAAAACGTGCAATAGATTTTATTATAAATAAAAGAAATGTAGCTCTATTTCTAGATATGGGTTTAGGTAAAACCATATCTACATTAACCGCTATAGAAGATTTGAAATATAATCGTTTTGCAGTCTCAAAGGTGTTAGTTATTGCACCTTTGAGAGTTTGCAACAGTGTATGGGAGCAAGAAGCACAGAAGTGGGAGCATACTAAGATTTTAGATTTTGTTAATCTCTCAGGTGGTAAAACTAATATGATTAAAGGTCTTGCAAGAGATGCAGATGTTTATCTTATAAATAGAGAAAATGTTACAGCGCTTGTTGAGCATTTAGGTAAAAACTGGTGCTTTGATATGATGGTTATAGATGAGAGTTCATCATTTAAATCACCATCATCAAAAAGATTTAAAGCTTTAAAAAAGGTTATAACTAAAATCAATTATACTGTATTATTAACTGGTACACCTTCTCCGAACGGTTATATGGATTTATGGTCGCAAATATACCTACTTGATATGGGTGCTAGATTAGGTATGAATATTACAGCATATCGTAATAGATACTTTAATCGTGATTTTATGGGTTATTCTTATGAATTACGATACGGTGCAGTTGAAAATATTCAAAGTAAAATCAAAGATGTTGTTCTTAGTATGAGTGCTGAGGATTATTTAGATTTACCTGAAGTGATTACTACAGTACAGTATCAAGATATGCCTAAAAAGCTTTTAGATGACTATAAAAAGTTTAAAAACAGTATGGTCTTAAGTCTTAAAAATGAAGATAAAATAACAGCTATGAGTGCAGGTGTTTTAACAAATAAGTTGCTACAGTTTTGCAGTGGAAACATGTATGATGAAAATAATAAAGTTCATAAGATACACACTTTGAAAATTGATATGTTAAAAGAAATTCTAGAAGATAACCCATCTGAAACTTTCTTAGTTGCTTATAATTACAAACATGAATTAGAAGATTTACAAGAGCATTTTAAAGAGGCAGTTGTACTTGATAAGAAAGCTGCTACAGTAGCTAAATGGAACAGAGGTGAAATAAGAATACTGCTAGTTCATCCGGCTTCTGCTGGATACGGGTTAAATTTGCAGCAAGGCGGTAATAATATAGTTTGGTATGGTTTTACATGGTCGTTAGAGCTGTATCAACAGCTTAATGCTAGATTGAATAGACAAGGTCAAACTAAACCTGTAACGATTACACACTTAGCTGTAGGTGATGTTGAGAAAACACTTATGCAAACTTTAGCTAAAAAGGATGTAAGTCAATCTGATTTATTAAGGTCGTTAAAGTAAAGCTTAACAATAAAGGAGGTATAATTATGAGTGAAAGTAAAATACAAAAGGAAATAATCGATTATTTAGAAGATAGCGGTTATTATGTTGTCAAAGTTATTAAGGCTAATAAAAGTGGGGTACCAGATATCCTGTTTTGTAAAGACGGTAAATTTTGTGCTATAGAAGTAAAAGCTAAAGGCAAGAAATCAAATGTAAGTGAGTTGCAAAAGATACATTTACATTTGATAGCTGCAAGTGGTGGAAAAGCTATAGTTGCAGATAATCTATTTGATGTTATAGAGGAGTTTTAATGACTAAGACAGAAGAAGCAAAGAGCGTTATAATACTATCGTTTATAGTATTTTTTATTGATAATTATGTTGATGAAAAAACAAAAGGTAGTGTTATACGAGTTAAACAAGCTATACTAAGTAAAATTAAAAACAAAAAGTATAATACCTATATTATGTTATCTAATGATGTTTTTAGCAACTTAGTTAAAGAGTACGAGGGTAGAGATATAGAGGTTTATGCTTGGGATTTAATTGATATGATATATTCAAGTGAACATAAAGTAATCAATAAATTTCTAGGTTATGACCTTTATAGTATTCTAGGTACTATGATATATAAAATAACACCTGATGTTTACGATACTGAGGTGCTTAAAACTTCTAGAGCTGTAACAAAGAGCTTAATAGATACAACCAGAAAAATTATATTTGATAAAGGACAAAGATGAGTAAGAGAAATAGAGATAATGAAACGCATATAATGTGTGATGTTGCAACTAAAGAGATGTTAAAAGAGATAGCTAAACATGAAGAACGTAATCTCAAAACTACATTAGGTAGATTAGTTAGATTAGCTCATGAAAAAATGAAGAATGAAAAATAACTATTATCTGTATGGAGATGCTACAGTACCTGAAATTCCTAAAGAGGTGGTTAAGGTACGAATTGAGTTATTGAAAAGCAACCTTGCTACTGTACTAGCTGTTAGTTATGCGATTAGGGATAGTAATAGGGTTAACGATATAGTTAAGGCTATTAAGTTTTGGGAGAATATTAATGAAAGTTAAGTTGTTGCACACAAATGGATTAGAGTTTGCAGATAGTGCTATAGGTTTGTGTTATGATAAAGGTTGTTACACAGATACTGAAAAGCGGGATAAGCGTATAAGTAAGGTAGCACTTAAAAATAAGCACAGTTCTACTATGGAATTTGTCACTTTTATTTTTGAGATTGAAGCATCTACTAAAGTATTGTTGGAAATGAGTCGTCACAGAGTAGCGTCTTACGCTTGCAAGTCAAGTAGATATACACTTAACAAGGGTGAGATTATATTTGAATCTACTGGAGATGCTGAAGTAGATAACGCTTTAGTCTATTGGAAAGATGCTGTAGAGAGTATGATATCTAAAGGTAAATCAAATGAGATAACGTCTCTGATGTTGCCACAAGCATACCAGTATCGTTGGCAGGTGCAATTTAATGCTAGAAGCTTACTTAACTTCTTAACTCTCCGTAGAGCTAAATCAGCACATTTTCAAATAAGAGAAGTTGCAGACGCTATGTATGAGTGTGTTCCTGATGATATGAAATATTTATTTGAGGAAGCCTAATGGAAATACATATTAAACGCAATATCACTGGTAAGTATGAGTTGTGGATTGACGGAGTGCTGATAAGCGATAAATACACCACTTGCGAAAAAGCCGCATCTAAAGCTAAACAATACGCAAAAGGACAAAACAAATGAGTAGTGCAATAGAGCCTAAACATTATACAGAAATGAAAATATCACCGCTTGAATATATAGAAGCGAATGGTGATGAGTTTACATGGAGTATTGCTAATGTAATAAAATATGTTAGCAGATATAAACGCAAAAACGGTTTAGAAGATTTAAAAAAGGCTAGATGGTATTTGAACCACGAAATTGAAAATCTAGAAAAAAGTATTGCAGAAAACTCAATATCAGAATTTGCAAGGAGAATACATGAAAAAAATATATAACCCTAAATCTGATGAGGTTACTAATACAATAGTTAATGGTAACCCTACAGGTATTGCTAACTTTGTTACCCCATCAAGACCAATATATAAAACAATATTTGAAACAATGTTAGCAAACTTCTGGAACCCTGCTACAGTAAATATTACAGAAGATAAAAAAGCTGTTAAATTGTTAAGTGAAGATGAGTACAGAGCTTATGAATTGACTTTTGGTAAGCTTATTTTTAATGATAGTATTGTTACTAATAGGCTTATGGATAATGTTAATCCTATTATTACAGACCCTATTGCTAATGCGTGTATAGCTTTACAATCAGGTCAAGAGGCAACTCACAGTTACTCTTATGCGTTTATCGGTGATGATATATTAGGTAGTACTAATATTTATAATCTATTTAAAACAGATGAGAAGCTACTGCATCTTACTCAACGTATTAATTCAAGATATTCAGTGTTTGATACAAATGAGGAGATACCTGATAGTTCAAAATCATTAGTTGCTATAGCCAATTTAATTTTAGAAGGTGTAAGTTTTCCGGCAGGTTTTGTTGTCGTATGGTCACTTGGTAATAAGATGCAAGGTAGTGCTAATATGATAACTGAGATTAGTCGTGACGAATTAAACACTCACTTACCTTTATATGTGAATATTTACAAACATATAAAAGAAGATACAGGTGTTAATTTTGATGATGTTGCAAAGAAATGGGTTGAGCAAGCAGTTGAAGATGAGATAGAGTTTTTAGAATACTCTACTACGGGTGTTATGGGATTTAATACTACAAGTATTAAGGACTTTATGTATTGGATTGGTGATAATCGTTTGAGAGAATTAGGTATTAAATCTGATTATCTCTATAATAAAAATGACGGTTTGATTAAATTGTTTAAATCCTACAGTGAGCATAACTCAACTAAAGGTAATTTCTTTGAAACTAATGTTTCCGCATATTCTAAACAAGCTTTAGATATGGATTTTTAGAGAGTTAAACACTCTCTAAAAATCTTACAGTCACCATTTACTATCTTTAATCAACATATTAATCTTTTATTTATTAAACAAAACCAATTCATCCTCATTTCTTACATCAATATGCAACCAACTAACGCCTAGCTCAATACCTTTAATATGAGGAAACAAATCTTTATTGTCAATAATGTAGTTTCTAACTTCTTCTTCGCTGTAGTGACTAAACACCGCATCAATGGCATTGGCGTAAGAGTGTTGACTGCCAAAAGAATAGTAATGGCTTTCAGGCGTTCTTATTCCACTCCATTCTCTGTTACCTCCCCAAAAATAATTATTAATTGTCATTGTTCCTAGATTGAAATGTTCTTTTAGTTTGTCAATACTTTCTATTAATCTTGGATCCACATATCTCCAAGCAGCTTCACCATATTTCTCAAACATCTTTTTTGGTACTAACTCATGAATTTTAAAATATTTTGAATGCATGTTATTTTCCTTTATATACTTTAATTGATTTCTCAACACTTCTACCTACAACATAACCACCTAATCCAAGTTTTAGTAGACCCCACATATCAGGCGGAATATCTAAAGTAATGGCTTTGCCGCCAAATAATGTAATGTAAGGATATAAGATATAGTTGTTAGCAATAATAAAAACAAAAGTGAGCATTGTGACTGGTCTCCAGTTTCTTTGCAACCATCCCTCACCGTTAGCTTCTGACTGAATAATTTTACTTTGTTCTTTAATAATTGTTTTAGAGTATTCATTCAATTCTCTGTTCATTTCAAGTTGATAAGCTTGAATCCCGGCTTCTAATTTAGCTTTCTGTTCAGGTGTCAAGTCTGGTGGAAAATAGCTTTTAAATAAACCTGTCCCTGCATCTACTACTTTTCCTATCAAATCTCCAATAATCGGTATCATTATTTATCCTTTCTATGCATAAGATCTGTAGTATCTTTTATATTTCTTTCTAAAAGTACAGTTATTCTTGAGTTTATTGCATCTACTTTACTGAATGCCTGAACAACATAGGTTCCAAATGATATAGAATATAATACAGTTAATCCAACTGCCCATCTAATAGTAGTTGGTGAGATTTTATTGCTATCATTTTTGTCTAATTGCTCTATGCTCATTCTATGCTCTTCTGTAACACCTATTAATCTAGTCATGTCTCTAGTAAGCGATTCTACATCTTTATGCAGAAGACGAACACTATTGCATCCATTCTCTGATTTTTGCAACACATCTATCTCATCCACTCTTTGATGAAACCTTTTAATTTTCTCTGCTAAATCTTTATCACGTCTTTCAAATGACTCTTTAATTTCTCTATCCATAGTTTCAAGCTTGTTACTAAATATTGCCTGTTTAGCTAAGTATTTACTGATATCTTTTAGTTGTTCATTAGTCTCTGTCTGAGCACTTACTAGATGTTCAACACTTACAACTAGTGCTTTAATAGTTGTATCTTGTTTAATTATTGCATCATCATGTCGTGTCAATAATTCTTTCATTGTTTCATCTGTCATGGTATATCTTTGAGTATATTTGAAATGTATTCTTCTAATCTTTTAGGATTTAGATTATTTATTTTGTTTAATCCTCCACCTACCCAGCACAATAATAATATTCTAGCTACACTTTCATCACAGGTTAATTTGCTTTTTGCACCTATATCTAATTTTAGTCCATCAGAAAATATTATATTAGCCCAGTCATACTGCATACCTAAGAAACTTCTAGCTTTTGCTATCATTGCATCAGATTCTTCTTTTGACACCTCAAAACTATATAATCTCCATTTATCTTGATTAAGTTGCATAATCTTTTTTCTAAATACACCGTTACGTGTAGAAGCTGACCACCAGCTAACTTTGTCAAAACTAATTTCTACATGACTTGGAACTAATTTCCATTTACCATTAAACTTATCTTTAAAGTCAGCAGTCCACCAACTGATAAATTTATCAATCATGGATCCACCTCCTATATAAAACGCTACTGTTGCAGTCATAATTATACTCCTACAACTTTTGCAACTTCTTGCATGCCCAATTCAAGTGCTTCACATATACTTTCAATTTCTACTTGATGAGGCAAATTATCATAACCTTTCCAACCTATTGTAGTATCTTTATAGATAGATTTGTAAGCATCTTTTGCACTTGTATCATCAGCTAATGCTTTATTAAACTTATAGTTAGCAAGACTGACAACTGCACCCATATTAGAGATAGCTTTGCCATTTGCATCATAGGCTACTGTATTTGCAGTTACAGATAATGTATCTAATACTTTCTGTTTTTCTACCTTAGCTTTTTCTTTGAGATAAGTAGCAAGTGGTTCATAACTATTAATTCTATCTTCTGTAATTTCCGCTGCTGCATAAGATCTTATAAGTTCTGTTTCTTCTGGTTCAACTAATATTCCGTCATCGTCATATACAGCCTCTTTAACGACTTTAGTTTCATTTAGCCACTCAGTATATGTTAGATAATCTTCTGGCGTTCTAACCTCATTACCGTCCTCATCTATAGTAATGTATTTTATCTCTACTTGTGGGTACTCAAACTCATCAGGTTTAGGATTATCTTTACTAAAATTAGCTTCATCATATTTAGCTTTTTCATCATCCGTCATGTCTCTCATTGACGGGAACAATGCCTCATACTCTTCATGTCTAGCTTTATCCCAAGCAGCTTTGTCTTCTGCTTGATAATATTCTTTAAGTAATTGTTTAGCACCTTGAACTTTACCTTTCGATAAAGCCAAGTCTATTTTTTCTAATTTAGTCATCTATACATCCTTAAGTAAATTTAGTGGAGTTGAAGCACAAACAGTTCGGATAGTGTTTCCATTAACGTCTGTTAGCGTAGAATTAGTAAGCTGTTCAAACTCTCCATTGTCTCCATCAAATGGATTAGACCATGTTGCAGTATCTGATACAGTTATCTTATCTGCTAATGCTCTATATAATAGTTTTGATGCTTGCTCTTGATACACTTTATCTATAGTTAATCCAGTTGTGGTGTCATCTTCGAATGTACTAGTACCATCCCAACCACTAGCTAGTTCTTCAATCATCCATTGGGCATATAACTCATTGTTATCATCTGATGCTATTGTTAGGAATGCTTTAGATGCTTTATCTCCTGAATTGTCTAATGAGATTATTTTATGACTTGGTTCTGTAACTATTAATCCATCTGCATCAACTATTACATTACCTATTGTATTCGTTTCTGATGCGCCTGTACCAGTACCGACACCAATTAAAGATGTGATATTGTTACCTAATGCTATTTCATTGCTATTTGTGGCAACATACTTCTCTAATACATAGTCAACTATTTTAGGATCTTGTATTGTGGCTACTGGGATTGAAGCTGTACTACTTACTAATGCAAAATCACCTGTGTTTAATGTTTGAGTTATTTTGTTTTCTACATAATCAGCAACTACTGTTTCTGAGCTATATGTAGGTTTATCTTCTTCTGGATTTGTACTTACTATTACATTATGAACTTCTTTAGCCTTAGTGTTACATAGACTAAATTCTGTTTGCCCTGCTGGTATTATATTATTACCATTCTGGTCAATCAACGTAGGTGCTATTCCAACTATTACTTGCCCATTTACAAGTTTATCTTTTAGTATTTGTGGGTATAAACTAGGGTCACAATATGCTTTAGCTGTTAGCTGTTCTCCTACTTGTGTTATTGGTAAGTAAACTAATGTTCCATCTTCTATATATTCATGCTGTTGCTTATATGGCTCAGTTGGTAATCTAGTCATCCCAACAGTATCACAAACTCCACCTTTACCACTAATTCCATCACTAAATACTTTACTAGCTGTATCGTGTAAGTTTGTTTCAGTAGAGGAGTAACACATGTCTAACCATTGTGAAGGGTAAATAATGTCGTAAAATTTACCTCCAAGGTAATCAACACTATCTGGGCCACCAGTAACTCCACTAGACACCATTCCTCTGTCACCTCTTACAAAAGGTGATACTTCTCCCTCGGTATTTGTATTTACAGAAGCATCAAAACATTTAGACACTATATCTAGCTCTTTTGCAGTTTCCTTGTTCCAATACACTCCAGAGACTTGTCCATTTTTTCGCCAAGGGATTGTAGTGCCTGCAAAATTCAATATAGGATGATAAGCACCTTTATTTAATGTTTGCCAATAACCAATAGGAGTAATTACATTACTACCTTTACTAAACAATCCTCTACCTAAACTAGCATAACCATTATTAGTAAGTGTTTCAGTTGTACTCTCTTTTGCATAAGCATCATTCATTAATACATCATAAGTATATGTACCGTCATCTTTCATACCTACAAATACTTGATTAGATATATAATCAGCGGGTTTGAATTTACTTGAACCTAAGCTTTCTCCATCATCTGTATCTTCTATTGCTTTGAATATGTCGTCAGCTAATTGTACTGAGATGTTGTCAAAATATGCTATAGACTCATCATCTATTCCGCACCCAAAATAAAAAGTATAATTATCAGTTTTTTGCACAACAATTAGTTTATTTTCTTCATATAAATCATCTGGACTAATATATACATTGGCTCCGTCTGAATCTTTTAATACCCATCTAACATTTGATGACAGGTCTCCAGATGCACTGTATTGTATTATATATGATACCCCAGCTACTAAATTTATACTTTGTGTTGCATGGGGGTAGGAATCACCAGATACTTTTAATATATTATTCTCAATAGTTAAAGTTGCATCATTTGTAGCCGTCCACCCATTAGTATCGACATCAAATGTACCATTAGTAACCAACTCTTCCTTATCAACTACTACATAATCCCCTCGTTTAACTTTACCATCAACAACTAATCCTGTACTAACTTCAGCAGTAACATCTATTCTCTCGTCAGTATCATCACTATCTACACCATCATTAGTAATTTTAGTAGCTTTAACTTTATACCCATCATTATTAACTGGTAATGTAAATGTAAGTGTCTCAACATCTGTACCATCTACTGTCTGAGTTCTAACCACTGCATCACTATCTGATTTATCTAGTATCTCTACTTTGATACCGTCTGTTGTGGGTTTAACTCTACATTTGATTCTAGTATTAGCTGTTTGAGCAGGGATGTTGTCTAGTATAGTTCCTATCTGTGCATCTGTAGCAACTCTGTTTCCTGTAATTGTACCTGTACTAATTGGGTCAAATCCTACTACATGCACATGAGGTACAAAGGAGTTATCGCCTTCTCCATTAAAGCCTGTTCTGTCATTAGTTGTGTTTAGGTCTATTGTAGATACTTCACGAACCGAGATATTGTCAAAGTATGCTGTACCACTAGAATCTAAGTAAAGTCTAAAAGGTAGTGTCGTACTATCTGCACTCATCGTCACATAAAAATTAAAATAACCTTCTGTCGTTTGTATGTTAGTCTGAGAAATTCCATCAAAACTTCTAACCGATATATGCTCTCCTTGAGCATATCCGCTTACTTTATATGTAGTCCCTCGCGTGACTACACCTGACTGAAATACACCTTTGTCTAAATTTGTTGTAACTACTCTTAGCCTCCCCCCTACAATACTTACAGTTGCTGCCGATGTAGTAGTCCATTCACTGCCTAAAACAGAACTAAAATCACCATTAACAACCAACTCTTCACCCAATGTACCAACTACTTTGCCATCAACTATATACTGCTCTTGCATATTAGCAACTTTAAGTATATTGTTAGTAGATGTTTCAAATCTCATATCTTTCTTGCTACCTATATAACCATTAAACGGGTGAGTAGCATCTATTTGAGTAGTTAATTTGTTGTCAATATCTGTAGAGGTATATGTTGCATCTGTAGGAACAACATACCCCTCAATTGCATTTTTTGCATTTACAGCTTCATTTTTAGCTGCTTCTGCCGCATTTTTATAGGTGTTAGCTTCTGATTTATAAGATAAAGCACTGTTTTTAGCATTTATAGCCGCATTTGCATTGTTCTGTATATCATCACTTGTCACATTTATTTGTAAAATGGTATTATTCATACTATTTATTACTAAAGGTATTGCACTCCACACATAAGAGGCATTTGCTCTAAATGTAGAACTACCCTCGACTGGTATTCTGTTTGTATCAAAATTTTGTACTATTGGTATCATAAATATCCTTCCACTTGTAATTGATATTGTGTTTTACTTACTGATATAGGCATTTCATGGTCTTTTAACTCACCATAAAGTAACAATGCTCTATATCCACCGTCTCTTGCATCTCCCACAAAAATAGCAGGTTTATCTGCTAAGTTGTTTAATCTTTCTTCGATAATATCTATTGCAATGCTGTCAATAATACAAGTAATTTTCATTCTCTTATATCGTGCTTTTCTTCTTGTAATGATATTGCCGAACTTGTCACGTCTTTTACTTGTAATACCCCTCATACTTGATGTTGGTGCAGGGTTTATTAAGGTTAATCCATAATTTAAACTTCTACCATATGCGATATGCCCTACCTCTACAGTTAGTCCTGTATTATCAAGATAAATTTCTAAAGTAGCATCATAAATAATCGGCAGTAGTTTAAAGTAGGATTTTTTAAACTCTAAGGGTGCATAAGTCCAATCCGCCCAGTCATATACATCCCTTAATGTTAAGTCTTCTGTAACATCAAGCATAACTTCATCTGTAGAGTTATTTGTTACAACAACCCTAACGGTTGCGACATTCTCTACACCAGCTATCATCAATGTATCAATATCTGATATCTGAAACTTATAATAAATACTATCAGCATTACTACACTTAGAACTTCCTAGTTCATCAAAGGCTCTTTTGTAGTTTGTAGCACCTCTATCAAACCAGTAGGTACCTATTCCTGTTGTAGGGTTTACATCAACAACTGGATCCGCATTTGCATCATTAGCAGGTACATCTTGAATAGCTTCATAGAGTCTGTTTGTGTCTCCGTTCACTTGTACTGTGTCTTTAGTGTTATAAGCAGTATCATTATCATAAACAGCTATTCCGTTTTCAACTTGGTCGATATTTGTATCAAGTATATTTGCCTCAGTTCTCGGTGCAATTATCATGCTATTTTCTCCTCTATATCAAGTAGAGTTAGCAGCTGGTCTTCACTTAATTTTCTACTCTCTCTACCATCTTCTGCTTGTTGCAATACAATAGCTGTTAAGTCTTTTATCGCACTAACTAACTCTTTAGTCTGAAGCGGGTCGCTAGAGTCTTTGAGCGGTATCACTGCTTCGTTATACCCTGCTTCACCGATTAAACTGAGTGTTGGTGAAGTAACGATTCCACCTTCTGCAAATGCAGCAATTACATTAGTTCCTAAATATTCGTTAGCACCTTGATGAATAGCATTGTCTAACTGATTTATACGAACTCTTCCTGATTGTATTTGACTTACCCAATAGTTATATCCGCTATCGTCTGTTTGATACTGCTCTAAACCGTATCTTTGATAAATACCATGTATCAATGCCAATAAATCATCTGTATCTTGCGTTGATGAGTGAAGTGTTAAATAGTCAATTGCATAATGCTTACTTTCATTTATACTATTTTGACTAACTGTAGAATTTGAACTGTCATAATAAATAGCACCTTTAGCGACACTATCGTATAAATCACTCGATGATATTGCATTGTTTTCTAACTGACTTACCCAATAATCTAACCCACTTGCATCAGGACCTCTACCTAAAACATCGAAATACGCATTACTTACATCACTTTGGAGTGCTAATCTATGGTCTCGTGTAGGTGTAGGTGTAGGTGTAGGTGTAGGTGTAGGTGTAGGTGTTGGCTCAGAGACTGGTGTTGGCTCAGAGACTGGTGTTGCAACTGGTGTTGATGTATCTTTAATGTTATGTTTAGCAATATAATCATCTGCTGCACTATGTATAGCTACTTCTGCTTTAGCTAAAGAAGTCCTGCCACTTTGAATTTCATTAGCCCAATAAGTATATCCACTATCATCTGTTTGATATTGGTCTAATCCATATTTTTCATAAATACCTTTAATTAAAGCAGCAACATCACTATCATCTTTGCTATTTCCATTATTAGCAAGATAATTAATCGCATTATTTTTACTTTCTCTTATTTCATCCTGAGTCAAGTCACTATCTTTACCGTCACCGCTATATGCAATAGCACTCTTTGCTATTGCATCTGGTAAATCATCTTGTGTTATGTTTCCATTATCTAACTGTTCGCTCCAATACGCAGCGCCACTATTATCAGGTAGTCTCCCTAATACATTTTGATATGCTAATGTAACTTCATCAGAAGTTGTTAAATACGTACTTTCATTTAACTTCATCATTAATTCAGTTAAAATATTATTAGTTCCCTCAATCTGCTCTTTAGTATTAGCTTCAATTTCTCGTAAATAATCTATTTGAGTATTTGTATCAATATCTAGAGCTTCAAATTTACGCAATGTCACTGATTGAGCAAAAAGTTGGTCTCGTTTTGTTTCAAAGTTATTAGTATCATATAACGCAGCAGAAGCTTTAATCGCAGAGTTAATAGTGTCTTTATACGCATCAGCATCATCAGTGTCTGTAATTGCTTCCATGTAGCGATAAAACTGCTCTAAACTATACCCTGCTCCTGATGTAGCACCGTTTAATTTATCAATAGCTGTTTCTAACAATTTTGCAACATCAACAAATGATTTAATATTTTTTGTAATACTGTTTAAATATTCAGTTAAACCACTTTCTATAAGTGCTTTATTCGCATCTAAAAGTTTTAACTCAGCATCTGTTAATCCGTCTGTATCATTGACTAATTGAGCAAACAAGTTTATCAACTCTTGCATATTATCAGCTAATTTAACGCCTTGTTGTGCAGCAAGTGCTTGTGCTTTTCCCTGTTCAGTTCTAAACTCATCTAAAAAGGATTGTACGTTATTATATGATGCTTTAATAAGTTCTTTGTTTGCATTTAAAAAGTCAAGCTCACTATCTGTTAACCCGTCTATTCCACATTTTAAAGTTTCAAAGAGGCTTATTAAACCCTCGTTACTTGTAGCAATAGTTACACCAAGTTTTTGAGCCATGTCTTGTGTGAGTTGTTCATCTGTTTTAAAGATATCTTCAAATGATTTAATGTTTTCTCTTGACGCGACCATTACTTCTGAAACTGCCTTGATGCTGTCTATGTAATCAAGCGCATCTCTAGCACCGTTTTCAAAAACATTCCCAGTAACTTCTCCAAACTCTGCTAATAATGCAGTTTGTGCTTCAATATCAGCAGGGTCTTTACTAAGCAGCAGGTTAAATCTATCATCAGTTAAAAAATCATTAGTAGATTGTATTGAATCTACTAAGCCACTTAAGTAATCTGGTAATGTGTTATCTCCTCGCAACTCATTAACTTTATCAAAAGATTTTCTTAACTCTATATCTGCATAATGTGTGCTATCTGTAAGTTCATCATACGAGTCTTTAAAATCATCCGCAGCGTCAGATAGATTATTCATAGTGTCTATTGAAGACAACGCCCAATCATTAATTTTACCTTGCAACTCACTTACCATTTTGTCAAGCCATGCTAATTGGTCTGACTGGTCGCCCTCATTTCCTACTGCATTTTGTCCAAGAGTACCTGCATAGGCTTTGCTATTAATAAGATTAGTCAGAACATCAAGTAATCTATCATCTTCTGTAAGAGAGTTTGTATCAAGTTGTATTTCGTTCCCGTAATGGAGAGTCGGCTCTCTTGAATCATCATATCCACCATAACCATCCCATACATTGCTAGTATAATAATCACCAACTCTATCAAAAACATTAAAACCTAATGAATTTTCCCACGCATCAATATTATCCCAGTCTTCTCTGTCTAAATAAGATCTCTGCGGAGATAAAAGTGAGCCTGAGAATATATCCTGTTTCCATAGTGCATAATCTCTTTCAAAACTTAATGAGGCAGAGTTTGTTTGTAATGCAGCCGAACTACCTTGACGATTAATCGCATCAAGTAATGATATCTGCTGATCTAGTCTGTTTGTAATCGGTGCGTAAGACAACTCAATATCAGCTTTGTTTTGTTTGATTTGTGACTGATATCCTGCTTCTCCGCCACCTGAACCACCGCCACCTGAACCACCGAGTGAAGCTAAAGTTCCAATGATAGGCGCAACTTCCCCTGCAACTAATGCACCTAAAGCTATCCCGACTGGTGCTGGTGGTGTTGCCATTGCATTTGTAATTGCTGTATAGGCATTTATAATACCTAGTGTGGCTTGAATAACAGCAAAGGCTTTTGCACCTTTACTACCTTCTTCAAACATATTCCCCATAGCACCTGCTAAACTTGAATATCCTGCTATTTCGGCACTAAGGGTAGCTTGTTTATTAGCAGCTATTTCTTGTGCTTGTTTATTACCTAAATTAGTAACTTCATTTTGTTCTTCTATGGTAAGTATTTTTTTCTTACCATATTTCTCAAACTCTTTAGTATATTTCTTATCTATTTTTGCTTCGTTTTTCTTACCTTTAAGAGAAGCAACATATACTTGGTTAATAGTTTTAGATACGTTAGCTATTTTACCTGCTACACCCTCTAAATTATTACCCCAATCCATAGCACTTTCTGCTAATTCAATTTGGTAATCAATCATAGATGTATAGCTATCAGACATTAAGTCCTTATATTCTTTCTCTTCAGCAAGGCGATTAGCTCTAATCGCTTGTTTAGCTTCTTCAAGCCTAACAAGGTCAGCTTGTTTATCTTTTTCACTCTCCTCAATAGCTAAGATTTCTTCCATCTTTTCTTTTTCTAATTCTAAACTATCAGACTTAGCTAAATCAGGAGTATCTAATTTAGTGTATTTAAGTTCTATTTCTCGTTTTTTAGCTTCAGCAGCAAGTTGTAGTTTTTTATCTTCTCTCTTTTCAAAATCTGCTATTTCTTTATCATTTAAATTACTAAGCTCTTGTTGATACCATTTATCTATGAGTAATAAATTCTCTTTATTACCCTTAGCTAATTTACTAAAGTTTTCATATTTTGCAACAAGTGCGTCATACTCAGGTGATTTAGTTTCACTTTTAGTTATTAAAGTCTCTAGTTTTTTATGTAGATTTATCTGCTCATGTTTTAGTCTATTTAATTCTGATTGGATTTTAATCTGAAGTTGTAATTTCTTAATTACATCATCTGTTTTTAGATTCTCTTTACTTGTGATATTTTCAAGTTCTTTTCTGAGCGTTGCTAATTTATTCTCAGGGATATCATCTTTAAGTAATTTTAATTGTAGTCGCAGTTTCTTGATTCGTTCGATTGTTTTAGCACTAATTATTTCGTTACCATCTGTACCAAAAAACTTCTTATCATTAAGTTTTTTGTAGGCTTTTGTTAATTCCTCAATATGTCTTCTTGATTTTTTTAACTTGTTATTATACGCATCTATATGCTTATTGTATTCTTCAAGTTTTTCTTTAGCTTTATCTGCTTGTGCAGTACCAGAAACAAAAGAGCTTTCTAAATATGTTTTATTGGCTTTTTCAAAAGTATCTTTAAGTTTAATATATTGTTCTAATCTCTCTTTAGATAATTTTTTTATTTTATTCTCTACATCAATCTGCTTCTTCAAACCTTCTATTGTATCTGCTGGTTTAAATGTACTTTCTATGTCTCTTTTCTCACCTAATAACTTATTTAAATCGGCAAGTGCTATGTTATAAGCTTCTGTACCTTGTTTAAGGTTTTTTAGTACTTCAACTTGTCGTTGAATTTCATCTCTGTTTGTAAAAAAGTTTGCCATTTTAGTAGCAAAAGTAGACGCAGCTTTATCAATAGATGCAATAGTAGAGTTCCACATACCTTCTATAGATAATGCTTGAATGCGTGATTGTGCCTCTAACATATCACCTGATTTTTTAAGGTTCTCTAAATGTTCTTTTAAAGAGTCTGATGTAAGTCTTAAACTGTCTAGTAACTGCTTAGTTAAAATAGGCAAACCAGAAACAGCTGATTCGTATGCTTCATCTGACATTTTAGAAACATTCTCAGCCAATCTAATAAGCTCTTTATTACTTGTTTCTTCACCTTTTCTAAGCATACGAGCAACATGCTCTTGTGTTTGAATAACTTTGTCACCTGATTTTTTACGTACTTCATCTAAAACAGAAAAAAACTGTTTAGATGCTTTAGTTTCTTCACGTAAAAGTTTTCCAAACTTACGTATCTGTGTACCAATGGTACTAGCATTAACACCTATATTAGAGAACGCAGCAGAGAAAGCAAGTACAGCTTCTTTAGTAAGACCTAATGCTTTTGCACCTGATAAGGCGTAGTTTGCCATTGTGCCTAAGTCTTCAATAGATAACTTAGACGCATTTGCAGTGTAAGCAAGCTCTGAACCTAGAGTATGTACTTCTTTTGAAGCTAAGCCGAACGCTACAGTAAATGTAGATACTACTTTAGCTGAGTCATCAAGTGTATCACCTGTTATTCTAGCTAACTGGGTAGTTACTTTAGTTGCTTCTGCTAAGTTGCTATAACTAACACCTGCACGACCTAAAGTTAATGATGCTTTTTGTATCTCTTCAACCACAGCACCATAGGATATCGCAATATCATAGTTAGCAGAAGCGAGTTTAGCTGCTTCCTCATTATTTAAATCTAGAACAGCCATACTTTGATAAAGTGCGTTGTCATACTTAACAGACATAGCAATTAAGTCCGCGACACCTTGTGTAAGCAATTGTTGTGCTTTATATGCAGCAAAGTATTCAGCTGTAGTTACAAACTTATGTCCGAATGTTGTACCGTGTTCACGAGATAGCGCACCTGATGCACTTCTAGCGAACTCTCGTTCTTTTATTTTAGCTTCTTCTTTGATTTTCTTAACATGATAAGCATATTCACGTTCAGATTGTTTATGTCGTAACGCAGCGAGACGTTTAGCCTCGTGTTCACTTATCTTAGATTCTTCTTTTATGTTACGAGTATTATACTCATATTCACGTTTAGCTTCTTCTTTAATTTTCTTAACATGATAACTATACTCACGTTCAGCTTGTTTTTGTCGTAATGAGCTAAGACGTTTAGACTCTTGTTCTTCAATTTTTGAACGTTCAAGAATAGCCTGTTTTAGTTCACTGAGTTCTTTAGCACGCTTTTTAGTAGAGAGTTTAGTAGCAGATATGGCAGTACGCTCTTTAGCGGCAAGGAGCTCTTTCTCAATACGTTTATTTTCTTGTTCTTCAATTTTTGAACGTTCAAGAATAGCCTGTTTTATTTTATGGAGTTCTTTATCACGCTCTTTAGCAGCAAACCTATTAGCAGATATAGCAGTACGCTCTTTAGCGGCAAGGATTTCTTTTTCAATACGCTTATTAGCGGCAAGTGCGTCTTTAAAGGATTGTTGTTTTAGTTTACGTTGGTACTTATCAGCATCATCTATTGATTTAAGTACTTGCTTAGCATAAGTCTTAAGCTCAGGTATAGAAAACCCTGCATCGAGTTTTCCATTTACCATGTCTAATTGCTCAACTAGACGAGCGAATTTTTTTAAATCAGTTTTTGCATTTTCTAAGTCCACTCCGACGGAGAGAATTATATCGTCATTTTCCATCTTTGTGGTCTCCTAATACAATATTTAAGAAACATTATATCAGAAAATTGACTTACTTTGCAATAGCTAAAGTTGAGAATATAGACTTAACTGAGTTTTCATTTAAAAACTCTTCGGTTTCTTGTTTTTCAGGTTTATAGGCTGTTAATAAGTAATCATTTATAGTACTATTTTTAGTACCCATAGAGATAGCTTTTAATTGTGCCATTAAAGCCAGTTGAACTTCTATCGAATTGTGAGGTTCTATTTGAAAATAGGCACCCCACTCATTTATTTCAGCAGTACTGAAAGTAAACTCAATTTCTCTAACACTTTTATTTAAAGTCCTTGCAACCCTAAATAAAAGCAGTCTATCGGTGTTAAACTCACCGTTTTCGGTTAGTTTCCCTCGTTACTTAACTCATCAATTGCATCAGATATCTCACTAATAGCGTTTCCAGCTTTAACAGACAACCCTTGTAACTCTTCTACAGTCATTTTAGGTTCAATCATAGCCTCTGCAACTTTTTCAAGTTTAACTTTAACGATTTCCCCTGTGTTTAATACAGGTTTACCTTCAGCATCTAAGTTAGAGAATAATCTACCGTAGTAATCATTAGACTTACCAACACTTAGCTCTTGAATTGTAACTTTAGCATCGTTTAATGCTTTAACTTTAATCTCTTTTGTTTTAAGAGTATATTTTAAGAATGGATTTGCCATTATGTTTTCCTTTTAATTACGAATTTTATTTGAGTTGTTACACTCTAGAAAGTGTTAGTCAAAAAGGAAAAATTCGTAAAATCAATCGACTAACACTTTCTAAAGTGTAACACCCCTAAGGGATGTTACTACGCTTTTGCTATTTCGCTAATAGCTGAAGCAATTTCAACAGTAGATGTAATCATCACTGCATTATCTTTTTGAATCGCAATATCCTGATTAGATACACCAGCTTCAAAAGTGAATGATGTTGGATTTGTATTATCATCGTCATTATAAACACCATCGTTTAATACAACAATTGCAATACGATTTGTGTTTTCAGCAAACATTTTCTTTAGTTCAGCTTGCCCCGCTGCATCTGCACTGTCAAATAGCATACCAACAGTAAAGTTACCATAATTTACAGAACCGAACGCTTTAGATACATCATCCGTATCTAAACAAGAATAATTTTGAACATTACGACTTACACCGAGTGAACCTAAATCTTGAATACATCCAACTTCTCTGGCATCAGCACTACCAATTGCAGTATTTACATCATCAGCAGTTGCAACAGCTGTTCCTAGTGGTACGAAGAATAACTTTGTACCTTGTGAATTTGTTAAAGCCATATTAGACTCCTATGTTTTATTAATCTTTAGCTAAAGATTTACTGTAAGTATAACATAATTACCTAATGTTTAAAAACTAAGTTTAAATCAAGATAATTAAAGTCGCCAACTGTTGTTTTAAGTATTGATGAGTTATCTACGTCAATAGATGTTAATATTAAATCACTTATCTGATTCTCTCCTAGCATTTCTCTAAGTTTATCATACATATCTGCTAACAATAACTCATTATTAGCATATAAAATACAGTCAACTACAACTTCTTCATTGTAGATACCGTTATTTGATATTGACTTAGGAGTTGCAGTTGATTGGTTGAATTTAAAGAATATCCAACTATCTAATCCATTAATATCTAAGTCATGACCACTCCAGTGAATAGGTGTTGTAGTCCACATATCATTAAAAAATGTACTAAACTCTATTTTGTACTGCTTCATAATTCGCCTTTTATTATAGTTTTAAGTTTTCTACGCTGTGTTTTAACAAAATCAGTCCATTGTTTCTTAGTGAGTTGAGGTGAATGATAAGGCTCACCTTTTAAATATTTAACATAGTGTTGTTTTGAGTTATTAAGAGCATCATTACGATAGACATACCTCAATTTACCTTTACTCGGTTTATATTTACGCCACTGTGACACTGAGTGTTCATAATTCTGGTCTGGTCTTCTATTGTAATCGTAAGCCCAGATACCACCCTTTTTAGCAGGGTGTGATAGTTGTTTCATCAATTGTCTATTAAACTTGTCCAATCTAGATGATAAGCGTTTAGTCAATTTATCAACTATCTTACCTGAGTTTACGGTTACCTGTCCCATTAGATATAAATATCCATCACAACAACTTTATTTTGCAACTTAATAGGTTCTATAGCTATAATTGCATTCCCGTCTAACTTAAAATCAGTTGTTATCCTTGCATCGTAGGGTATTTTTACAATCTTACTAACAGACTTGTCATCGTTAAATGACGGTTTACGATATACACCTTTTGTGGCAATGTATACTGTATTTGTATCATAACTATCTGTTACAGGGTCATATGTACCACTCTCTTCATCTAAACTAAAAACAACATCATTACCATATTTTGTAATTAAAGTTAAGGCTGTGGCACTAAGTTTATCTGCTAACATTATGATTTACCTAAAGTTGTTTGACATGATGAGAATTTAGCACCGTATTTACTTAAACAGTTTTTAATCTCTAAGTTATAAATTGACGGTTTATTTAGATTAGAGCGATATTGCTTATAGTTAATCTCAACATCACCGACTTTTTCTTTAGTTACAAGTCCGTTATTTCTATCTAAAGTAATTGAAATTTCATTAATAACATCATTGAATGCCATAATCGCATTACTTTCTGCTAAACATTCAGATGTTGCAGGGAGTAATGACTGGTCAATAGTATTTAGAATAGTGTTGCAGTGGAGTCGTAAGTAAACCTCTTTTTCCTCATCTGTTAATACAGCCCACTTAGAGGCAAGAGGGTAGCGAGATGTAATGAGCGTATTAGCGTCATCTAATCCAATAAAGGTGTCATAGTCTGTTGTAGGGTACACTGTTAATGCCATAGTTAAGTCCTTAATATAAACATAAAATCAAAAGCACTAGGATTACTCCTTAGTGCTTTTTGTTCTACGTTTCTTAGGTGCTGTTAGAGGTCTAACCTCAACACCCACAGCTTCATAATTAGCTTTAATCTCTGCATCATCAGTGTAAACTAATGTAGCACCTCTTATCGCATTTTTAAAGACAGAGTTACATCTAACCCCGTCTTTTACATCCTTATCACCATAAACATAAATCATAGCAAGCTACTATTTAACGTTAATTAGAACACCAGCAGTTGATTTAACATCAGTCGCAATCTGCGTCCAGTTAGCACCATCAGCAAGTACAGCATCGTCAGGGTTAGCTGTTGATGTGTATTTATATCCATCAACACCGAGTAGCATTGAACTCTCTGCTTGAATACGATATTTCAAGTTTTCTTTACCTGTAATAATTTCAGAATAGAACTCACGAGCTTCAGACTCAACAATTTTTAATGCGCCACGAGTAAGACCTAGTACAGCATTTGAATCTTTAACATTATCTGCATCATCAGTAGATTTAATGTTAAGACCTGTAGCATCTGTTACATAAACAGGACGACCGAGCGTACCAACAGACTCTGTATAAAGAACACCATTTGCAGTTACATCACCTGCTACAGCAATATCTAATTGATTACCAACAAGGTCATTAAATACAACACCATTCATAATCCATGCAACGATATTATCACGAGCATCACCAAACGGTTTAAGTGAAGTATTAAGAAGTTGTGCTGTAATAGTAGCAGTACCATCACCTGTAACAACAGTTGAGTTACCATTAATTGCACCTACACCAGCAGAAATAATCTTGTTAAGCATATAATTAGTGATACCAATACCGATTTGCTCACCGATAGCTTGTGAGAACGCAACTGAGTTGCTACCATAACGTTTAGCGTCAACAAGTTTGAACTCAATCGCACCAGTAGAGAAGTAAACTTTAACATCATTACCATCAATAGATGACAATGTCTTAACCGCTGCATCAGCATCACTAGAGATATCTCTACGTCCGATAATATTAGCAATCTCACCAAGCATTGAGAATTCTTCAAAATCCCCTTGAATCATCTCAGAACCTAGTGTAATCGCACCAGACGTACCTTGTTCAAACCCATATACATTTTGCATCAAAACTTCTGTTGCAGAAGAATGGACTACTTTGTTATCTATTTTAAGCATTTTTTAAGCCTTTTAAACTTTTTCTAACCAGTTCCTGATACTCACTAGGTGATAATTCAGACATCAGCTTAGCTTTCTCAGCACGAGTCAGTTTAGATAGGTCTTTTACACCATATCCGTTAGGAGTATCTCCACCTTGTTTACCACCACCCTTTTTAGTAGGGAAAAACACTTGATAATCTGGATTATCATAAAGTGATTTAACCTTATCTGTAACAGAGAGTGGTTTACCATCATCACCGTAAACGGTAGTTCCATTTGAATCTTGATAAACGATATTACCATTTTCATCGAGTGTTGCACCATTTCTTAACTCATCAAGTAAGGCTTTTTTGCCAATATTAGATTTAACACCGTCTAGCACACCAGTTTCTAACAAGTGGAGGTTTAATTCCTTATCAGAAAGTTTTTGTTCGTAAGTTTTGATTTGTTCTTCATAAGCACTCTTTGTAGAGTGCAACATATCTTGCAACTTACTAACATCAGGGTTATCGATAACTGCTTTTAATGACTCCTCATTAATCTCCTCAACACCAAGTGTTGATTTTACAGTGTTTTTAAGTGCATCACGCTTTTCAATAGCTTTTCGTAAATCACTCTCATACACACTTGCCTTCTGTTTTAGTCCGTTAATACTCTGCTCTGTAGAAGTTGCAACTTCTTTAAGCTTAGTAACAAACTCCTCATTAGCAAATGTAGAGGCTGACTCAATTAGTTCTTCAAACATATCCATGTCCTTTTTCCGTTGGTTTTATGACAGCATCCACTATCATTTAATGTAATTGTACCATAAGTTTACTCCTTAGGTACAACTGTGTTATCTGTATTCTTATGTAAATCAGCTGGTGGTACCTTAGAAACAGGTTTAAAAGAGTCTTTCTCAATACGCTTAACCTCATCACTAGGGTTGCCTACATTAATCATCTCATACTGTTCTAGTGAGCTGTATAACGTCTCTATAGATAACGCACCACCTAAGTACATCTCCCACAGTAAACGAACTTGACCTGAATCTGAAGCGAGAGCATTGTAGTCCTTGTTGATTGTAACCATACCAATAGTTGGTTTAGGCTCGTTGAGGTAATCAATTAACATATCAACACCCTTGTTAAGACTATACTCAATGATGTTAGCAATGACTGTAACTCTGTTAGACGCCTCAGCTGATTCATAGTACGCTTGTGTAGCAGTCTTTATCGTCTGTGAGTCCGACTGTGATGCTCTAATGACACCACTAGTGATATCCTTCTCAATAACAAGTAAATCTTTTTGCAACTCATTAATCGATGTCCCTTGCAACTCCCTCCACTGAAAGTCGCACTCATCTTTAGTACCGTTGAATATGAACGCCTCATCAACACCGATAACCAGTGCAGGCTTAGCAGTAGATGGTGAACCATCATCCTCATCAATATCTGCACCCCATATAACAGGTACTGGACACGCTGACATATCAAGATATCTATCTTTAGATGATGTACGATTAGCATGCTTCAAATTGAGTAAAGCGATATCATAGAGTGGTGGTATCTTAGATAAACTCAACTCTACTATTGGTACATAATCCAAGTCCGTGTAGATAACATCATAAATATAAAAATCACCATCTGCTAAACGATAGAGTGTTACAGTACCATCATCCCGCAGTACACGATACTGCTCAATCTGTTCTGTGGCAAACTCATCAACTGGCTCATCAACTTCCTCTTTGATTACTATAAGTGTGAAGTTCCCTGTTTCGTTCTTACGCCAGTTAATAACAGCCGACCGCTTGATATTAACAAGATAAGGGTCTCCTCCCTCTACAGGTGACTCAGCCATAAGGTATGTTACACCATCAAGTGTGAGGTTAGTGGCAAGGGTTCTTGCGAACTGGTTTAGCGACACCTCAGTATCAATCTTCTTAAACAGCTCATTAACACGATTAGAATAACCAGATGTTGATATAGGTTTTCTAAAAATCATACCTACAAATGCTTCAGTAGCCCGTTTAACAAAGTTCTTAAGTGCTACATTGGATTTTCTTTCTTCAAAAGAACTATCAATCTCTTGTGGAAACTGCTTAATATACCCTTTAATAAAATCTGTACCGCTAAACACATTATTAACAACCTTTACTTGTTGCAAGTGAGTCTTATACTCACTATGTTCAAAACCTACATTAACACTACTCATATCATACCTCCGTTGTGAAATTATAACCTAAATCTTGACACTTTCGCACTCGAACGAGATATGCCGAGTAAATTGTGCGTTACATAACCAAAGGCATCATTCATGTGGTCAGTCCCGTGACTCTTATCTGGTGAACCGTCTTTAAGGTACGACTGTTCAATTAAGTTAGATGTTAGTGTTGGACACTTATCCGTGTTGATGAGCACTCTACGATAACCTAGCGAGTTACATAGAGCTGAGTTCACTGAAACTATTCTATCTCTGACTGGTGGATTCTTCTTTGGTGCTCTAATACCGAACCCTGCTTCTCGTAGCAACCCTATATCTGACTTAGACGCATCAACTGATTTAGATGAGCGACCACTAGCATCTGGATATATCATTATCTTACGACCTGTGTCGTACCTATCCTTGATAATGTCAATCATAGCAGGTGTATCTCTTACATCACTAATCTCATCCAAGACAAGTAACTTATCATACTCCTTGTACGCAACTACTCCACTCATATGGTTAACATTAAAATCCATACCTATATGCAAGCTCTTTAAGTCCATCTTAATAGTCTCAAAGCTCCTGTTCTTATCAGGGTCAAAGTTAGGATATACAGTACCTGAGTTAAGATTAACAAATTTTCCGTTAAGATAAGCATCAATAAGCTGCTCAGGATAAGACTCTTTAAGGTTAATAATATACTCTTTTGGCAAAAACGGGTTATCATATGTAGATGCTTGAATAAGTTCATAACCATTACGACTCTCTTTCTTCCATCGGTTATAGACAAACCGATAACCCTCAGGTGTAGTATAGACACTAGCTGAGTTTTTAACCATAGCCATGGCGGTCTTAGGTATAATCTTCTTTCGATTACGACCTAAGAGTTTCTGCCACACCATCTCAGCCTTATCAACTTCCAAGGTATCTAATTCATCCACATGAGAGTGATGCACCTCATAACCAATGATACGGTCTGGATTTTCTAATGACCTGAATAACACAGTACCCACATTAGGTATATCAATAATTCCATCAGTCTTATTTAATGTATAAACTAACCCTGCATTTGATAATATCTCTTCAAAACGAGGGTACATAATCTTTTTAATAAGGTCTACAGTTGGTTCGTAAATAGCAATTTGTGCGTTCTCTATCTCGAACATCTGTTTTAAGGCTTTCATAACCATAGTTTCTGACTTACCACCACCAACTAGCCGAAGCCAGACACTAGAGCAGGGAAAGATGCTTGCGAATTAATCATTTTCATTTGGTGTGGTAACATTTTTCTTCTTAGTATTCCAGCCACGATAAAACCTCCTTACGTATTGAATTTTTCAACTTTTACTCCTTAATTATATTTAGCGGTATTTCAGGTAAATTAGCAGAAACATAGTTATTATATGCTTTAGCAGCTTCTTTGGCTGTATCATATTTACCTAAGTTTATTTCTTTACCCATATATTTTACTCTAGCTCTATACATAACTCTACCATCTTTAAAGTTATAGCTATATTTAGACACACCCCTATAACCTGTCTTGTTAGTTTTATGTAATAAAATAGTGTTTTGACTTTGAATAAGTTTGGTAGTCCATCTGCAATTACTAGGCTCATAGTGTCCATTTGTATCTATTCTATCCAGTGTTAATTTATCACTATAGCCATTATTTAATGCCCACTCTCTGAAAATAGTAAAATCTTCTCGCCATTGTTTGCACATTAATATACCACGTTCAGTATATCGTCTTGAAACGCTGTTTAATGAACCAGAAGTCCTTTTCTTAGCACTATTCCATATAGTATATAATCTTGTTTTATACATACCGTGTTTACTAGGTCTGTTTTTACCACTGCAACTTCTACATAAATTTGTTTTTGGCTTTCGCTGTAACTCCCTTACTATACCACAATCTTCACATTTTATCTTATACATTTGATATCCTTTAGTGTAGTATAGCATAGTTACCACCTGTTGAACCTTAAACCACTAGGGCTGGGAAAGATGCTTGTGAATTAATCATCTTCATCTGATGTGGCAACATTTTTCGTCTTAGTACACCACCCATTAATTATCCTTAGTGGTAGCAGCAAGGGCAACGAACTGAACTAAACTTCTAATCGTTTCATCAATACTCTTAAGCCCGTTAGCTTCTTTAATATCTCTAAGTATATAATAGGTGTCTCTATTAAGTCTAGTGCCTATATACTTTTTTGAACCTGCTTTATCTCTTGTTAGGTCTTTATCTGTAGGTATCTTAGTCGCTTTCAATAAACTCCTCCGTTGCAGTAATTTGCTTAATATCATCTGCAGTCATCTCAATAAACTCAAAACCATTGATAGCGTTAATCTGTATGTTAGTCTGAGACTCTTTAGGAGATAATCCAACTATCTTAGCCGCAGATTCAATAACATTAATAGACTCTTTAAGTGATTTTGAATCACTAGCTGTGTTAATAAACTCAGATGCTTTCTCAACAGCTGCGTAGGTAGCGTCTTTGATAATATCAGCAAGTTGCACATTACCAGAGCGAAGATTATCTATAGCTTTTTGTTGTTCATCTGTCATATTCATCCTTATTTATATGTTATTGTAGCAAAATGTATGTAAAGTAGCAAGGTTTAGCTCAGTTTGTTAACTTAAGGTTTATTAACTAACACTCTAAAAATTGTTTCCAGTTTGTTAGCTTAACCAAACTTAACTAACACTCTGAAAATTGTTCCCAGTTTATTGGTGGTCACCATCACCTTATCCCCCTATACTTTACTCCCCCTACCCCTTACACGCATATATTTGCAAGATGTTATATAGTAGTATAGTAAAAATTTAAAATAGTGAAAATTTAAAATGTTAGGCTTAGAGTGTGAAAGTGCTATACATAACAGCTATTTAGTACATAATAGCTATTTAGTAACCATATTATAATCAAATAACCCTACCAAATAACCCTATTAATATAACTAATAGTTAATCCTACTATATAAGAAGATACAGTATTTGTACATTGTATGCAAGAAATAAACTTAATGATACAATTAGCAAAAAGAATTTATAAATTTGCAAATGCCTATAAATAGGGCTTTAAAGCGTGTTTTACCTCTTAATCATACAATTAACTTAAGTTTACTATTGACACGCTTAATAGAATATGTCATAATACGACTATCAAAACAAAATGAGTGACACAAAACACTCTCAAAAAGGATATAAAATGGAAACATTACATAACATCAACACTAACATAGCAAATAGTAGTCATACGATTAAAACAGAACGTGACAATAGGAACGTTTTAGTTGCAACATTAATTGATACTATGGTGAGTAAATCAAAAGAGTATAAAGAGGTTTACAATCTATCTAATAAGAAAGCGTATGAGATCGCTTTTGAACTTGAAGACACTAAGCAACTTGATACATATACTAAAAGAGCTTTTAAAGTAGCAAAGGCAATCATTAAAGACGGTTACAAAATTAATTATAAGTTATTATCACTTAGTCAGTGTGAACATCTCACTAAGTTCAATAAAAACTTAGTTAATAAACTTATCGTTGAAATTAGAGACCTTGGTGAAGACGCAACTCAAGACGCAAAAAACGAGTTGTATATTGAACTTGTAAAAGAGTTGATAAATACAGCTAAAATAACTAAAACAACCAAAGTATTCAGTGCTAAGGTTGCAAGTGAGGCGGAATAAAACCGCCTCAAAATACTTTTATAAAGCCTTATGACGTTACAAAATAGTAACCTCTCATAAAGCTTTTAGAATTATTTTTAAACGACGTTACATATTCAGTAACCTCTTGTTTAATCGGCTTAATTAATTGTAGCAACAACCAACGTTTGGAATAGTTGCAGAGAGTTAAATACAAATTGAAATAAGGGAACAAATTCCCGCCTACTGTTGAAAAACCTCGTTTACGACTCACAGAAAAAACTATGCCTTGATAAAATAGTTACTTTAAAGTTGCAAGGATGTAGTAAAAGAGGTCGGTGCGCTGAATAAAGCGCTTAATACCCGTAAAGTGAGAATAGTAGCTCACTATGTAACTATATTTTTACAGCTATAAAAATAATCGTAATTATTTTTTTTACTTTTTCAAACCTATA